TGTGGATCAACGGTTAGTCCACAATCACACACACAGACACAAAGGAGAAAATTATGTCTAATAGTAAAAACCCATTTGAACTACGGTTCGACACATTGGCTCTCGCCAAAGATATGCTTGATCGTCAGTATGACACAGCACAAACACAAATGTTTGAAATGCTAGAACAAGCAAAAACTCAACAAAAAGACCTCGTAGAAGTTTTTGAGAAGTATACACCAAAAATGTATCAACCTCAAGAAATCATGGAAAAGGCAGAAGAACTTTATAAGTTTGTAACTAAGAAGGACTAATGCAGTTTGGGAATGGTCTGTTCGCCCAAGTAAAACTTAGTAGGAACACAACTTAGAGGTCGTAGATGGATACATCGTAGACCATGCAACAATCATTTATTTGATTGCTCTGCTTTATAACGATGGGGGGTGGGGCGCCCTGCCCCCTATCACTTAATAGGAGTATATAATGAATCTAGAAGAACTAGCAGTGATGACACCAAAAAAGTTTGCAATCAAGATTGAAGAGATTGTAAAAGAAGGTCTTGGCCAAACCACATATATGGATGCAGTATTAGATTATTGTGCAAGAAATCAAATGGAGCCCGATGCGATTGCTCCACTCATATCAAAACCACTCAAAGAAAAATTAGAAGCCGATGCAAGAGAACTCAACTTCTTGCCTAGAGTAGCAACCCTACCAATTTAAGGAGTAATCCAATGGAAGCGTGGGAAGCCTACCAAATGTATCTTGGTCTCAAATTACACTTTACGAGTGATTATGACTACACACAATACGGTGGTAAAACTCGTGCATCTAAAGCATCATTCTTAAAGAGAAAGGATAGATATTTTTTCTCTCGTGTTGCTCGTAAATATGGTGAGTCTACACAAGATTACTTCATTAGTAACTTTGTGTGCAGTCCTAAAGGTTGGTTGGGGGATTTTAACGAAACTAACTACAACAATTGGATGAAACATCGTCAGGCATTGACATATAATTTTATTACAGATATGTCATTAGTTTTTTCACAAATATCAGAATTTGATGAAATTTTCTCTTGCCAAAACGGGCAACATCCTGTATTATTAAAGAACTTCCTCGCAAAGAGGATTAGTTTAGAAACGATGGTAGTCCTACAAGGGTTACTGAACTATGTGAAACAGTGGGATAAGGAATTGAAAGATGATTTAGTATGGCCTGATAATAGACGATTAATCGTCAAGTATGGTGCATTTCTTAATTATGATAAAAAGAAATGTAAGGTTCAACTACTCAAACTGATTAAGGAGACTTTCTGATGACACAGGAAGAACTGATTCGGGAAAGAGACTTCTATCGTGCAAAATTGTCTGAGACAAATGCTCGTGTGAAGGCACTAGAATTTGATAACGCAGAACTTGTGAAGCGTGATCAAGATCTAAGTAAACGACTTGCTGAAAGCAGCAATCGTGGTGGATATCGCCCTAAACCTCGTAGGTTTAACTAAGATATACTTCCTAAGCATGAAGATAAACTGCTTACTTTTTAAGGATAGATAATGAAATATAAACAATTGTCACAAAATGAATGGATTGTCGAAGTTCAACAGGACGGTAAGACTAAAGAACTATTCATAGAATTCCCGCCAGGTTCAATTGACCAAGTAGGTTGGGATACAGGTGATACGGTAATATGGGAAGAACTTCCTACAGGTGGTTTTTCATTGAAAAAGAAAGAGGATGAAAGTGGCAGAGAATAAGGAAGTAAAAATAATGCTGACTTCAGCAAAACTCATTAGTTATTCACAACCCCCAGAAGGAGAAACATATGTCGGTAAGGATGTACAGGAACTCATTGCGTATTGCGCCCGTGTCTCCAATCCAGCGAACCAACAATCGCACAAAACGTCCGAAAAACTCATACGATATCTATGTAAACACAAACATTGGTCACCATTGGAGATGGCTAGTGCTTGCATAGAAATTGAGACTACTCGTGACATTGCACACCAGATTGTGCGTCATCGTAGTTTTGCATTCCAAGAATTCTCTCAGAGATATGCAGAACCATCTGCAATGGGCGATGCATTTACCAAAAGGGAATGCCGTTTACAGGACACAGAGAATCGTCAAAACTCAATTGAGATTGAGAATGACCCATCACTTGTAGATAACGTCAAGCATCAAGAACTGATTGCAGATTGGAATCGCAGACAATCTGGTGTTATTGAAATGTCTCGTAAAACATATCAATGGGCTATAGATAATGGGATTGCAAAAGAACAGGCTCGTGCAGTCCTACCAGAAGGTTTGACTAAGACACGACTATATATGAATGGTACGTTACGCTCGTGGATTCATTATATTGAGTTGCGTAGTGCAAACGGAACTCAGAAGGAACATATGGAAGTTGCACAGAAGTGTGCATTGGAAATTGCTAAAATATTCCCACTGATGGAGAAATTGTAATGCATAAATTTATTTATGAAAATGATTATGAACAACAGTTGAATACTAAGGTTGAATTCAATATCCCTAGTGATGCAGACTTGACTGATATGTTGGAAGAGTTCCAGAATTATCTAAAGGCAATTGGTTTTTGTTTTGATGGTAATGTGGACATTGTGCCTGAACATAGTATGGAACTTGATCCAGATAAAAGAGACTGGCAATATGATTGTGAAGGTAACAAAGTAGTCAAAGGAGACTTTACTACACTGTATAAACCAAAGAAAAAACTTTGGGATGCAACACCAGAAGAGTGGAATAATGCATATAAGAATGTGAAGGTAACATATAAGTAATGAGTGCTGCTTTTATACTTGGTAATGGTGAATCACGAAAGAGTGTTGACTTAGATGATCTTAAAACAAAAGGAGTAGTCTATGGTTGTAATGCGCTCTATCGTGATTTCACACCAGATGCATTAATTTGTGTTGATGGTGGTATGATGCACGAAGTGTATTCAAATGGTTATGCATTAAAGAATAAATGTTATTTTCGTTCATGGACTAAACTGCCTGGTGATATGTATGAGATGATAGTCAATACCAATCTATTTGATGGTTGGCATAAATCACTTCATTCAGAAAATCCAAAACAAGGTAGAACACAGTTTGTAATGAATGGAACAGACCCTAATCAGATGATGCGCTTGGTGAATGCAGCCAAACAAATTGCAGAAGATAGGGGAGAAGAATTTGATGAGATTGCCCTCAGACAGGCGATGGGAAACCATCACCAGTGGGTAACATGGGTAGATGAAAACGATGAAGTTTATCTGATACCAGAAGATTACGGTGGTTGGAGTGCAGGCCCAATTGCAGTAAGGATGGCTATCGAAGATCATAATCCAACAGATGTATTTCTAATTGGATTCGACTTAGGTAGTTCAACAGGGTTGGTTAATAACTTATACAAGGGTAGTTCTAATTATGTGTCGCAAGATGCAAGCGAGACACCCTCTGTAAACTGGATTAAACAACACAAACAGAACTTTGAGGCATTTCCAGATGTCAGGTTTTGGAAAGTAAACCCTGCTCCACTTGGAACTGATGGAACAAGTCAGTTTATTGAAGAGTGGAAAGACTATGATAATCTACGGTATATCGAACTAGAAAGTTTAGATTTATCTCTTGACTTTGGGTGGATGATGTAGTATTATATATAAACTATATGATGAAAAACGTGAAATACTTAAACATACGAAAACATATAAACATAGGAGAAAACATATGTCAATTTCAGCACTAAGAAACCAGAACTCTCTGGACAAACTACTACAACAAGTCCAAAAGGACGAATCCCCTACAACCGAAAAGAAGTCTTATGTGGACGAACGGCTCTGGAAACCTAATGTTGATAAGGCAGGGAATGGTTACGCAGTAATTCGATTCCTTCCAGCACCAAAGGGTGAGGAGATGCCTTGGGTTCGTGTATGGAATCATGCATTCCAAGGCCCAACTGGACAGTGGTTTATTGAAAACTCTCTAACCACACTCAATCAGAAAGACCCAGTGAGTGAGTATAACTCGCAACTCTGGAACTCTGGTGTTGAGAGTGATAAAGAGATTGCTCGTAA